AACAGCTTACCAAGGTGAAACATTAGGTAACTATCCTCTTCCAGATCCGTTTCATACTGGTAGTACACAAGGTTTAGGTATTTCAATTTATGAAAATGACTTTAACACACTTATTGGTACTGATTATACAGTAACTGGTTCTTCATCAACATTTGCATTGTCAAGTACAATCGTTGGTGGTGCAGGTGTATTAACACCAGGTGGTGCTACAACAGCTACAGCAGCTTACAAAGCTGGTTCATTCTTACAATTCCAAGCTGGTAATCAGTTCTGGTATGAAGCAAGATTTAAAGCATCAGCTGTATCAGGTGCTAAATCATTCTATGTAGGTTTACGTAATGGTTCAGGTGTAACTGATGGTTTATGGTTTGCTAAAGCAGCATCATCAACTTCTGTTAACTTAGTATCAACAGTAGGTTCTACAGCTACTACTTTAGTAACTGGCGTAGCAACAGCTGCAGCAGATACTTGGCTTAACTTAGGTTTCTACTACGATGGTACTGATTTACTAGTTTATTCAGACAATGCTTTAATAGCTCGTGTTTCAGCTCCAACAATTGGTACTTCAGGTACAACACTATCAAGCGTGTTAATGGCACCTGTGTTCCAAATTACTCCAACAGCAACTGATACTTTAAGTGTTGATTTTGTTTTAGCTGCTCAAGAACTAGTACGCTAATAGGAGAATAACATGGCTAATTCAGTTCAGATTCAAACGTTAGTTGATAGTGAACGTAACTTAGTTGTTAAGTTAGTAGGCCTTTTAGATACAAATAACGTAAGTTTAACTACATTAATTGACCCAGCACTTGTTGCTGCAGTTAATGCTTCAGGTTTAAACTCACAACAACCTACTAAAGTAGCAATTAAAAAAGTAACTTATGACGTAGAAGATGGCTTAGCTGTTAACCTTTATTGGGATGCCACAGCAGATGTACCTATCTGGAGATTTGTAGGTAGGGGATTTGTAATGGGAGAACAAATTGGTTTCTTACAAAATAATGCTGGTGCAGGTGTGACTGGTAAAGTTTTATATGATACAGACGGTTATTCATCAGGCTCTTTATCATTCAGTTTATTGATTGAATGTATTAAGCAGTGGAGTTAATATGGAAGAAATCATAGGATTATTGTTCCATGCACGTACTATAGCGCATATAGAGCATTTAAAGACTAAGAGCTATGCTCAACACAAAGCTCTTGGTCATTTCTATGATGATGTTGTTGAGCTAGCAGATGACCTTGCAGAAGCATTCCAAGGGGATGAAGGTATTATGGCTGACATCCCTTTGTTTTCTAGTATGCCTACAGACACTATTGACAACTTCTTAGTTAAACAAGTTAATATGATTGAGAAATTAAGAGTATCAGCGTCTAGTAGAAAAGCTGTTCAAAACATCATTGATGAAGTAATTGCTTTATATCTAAGTACTATTTATAAACTAAGGAACTTATCATGATAGCTACTGATGCTAAAGTAAAACAGATGGAGCTTTCTGCTATTATTACAAGAGCAGATGGAACTATTGAAGATCTTGGAACAATTCAGTATTGGCACAAGAACCCACTTAAACGTATTTTATGGAGAATTAAAAAATGGCTACACTATTAGTAAACACAGGTAAGGCTGTAGTTACAAACCGTATCAAAGGCTCTGGAACTGAACCTTCCTATGTTGCTTGGGGTACAGGTGCTGGAACTACTGCGGCTACTGATACAACTTTATTTACTGAAACTGGTACTAGAGTTGCAGGTACATCAACACAACAAACAACATCAACAACTAATGATACATATCAAGTTATTGGTACACAAACAGCAGGTGGTTCTTTAACAATTACTAATGCTGGTTTGTTTGATGCATCTACATCAGGTAATTTATTTGTTAAAGGTGACTTTTCTGGTATCGCATTAACATCAGGCGATAGCATTCAGTTCACATTCAAAACACAATTTAGTTAATAAGATTGGGGGCCTGAGCTATGGCTCTAAATCAATCAGCAATTAACGTAAAAGTAATAAACGGGGCTGAGACTACACAGTTTAGTCAAGCCCTGAATGTTACTGCTACAGTTACTGCTTCGTTCTTACGAGCATTAAGTGCTATTAAATCTATAGTTAGTACAACTACGTCTACACTTATTAGAAGTTTTGTATATATGAAGACTGTTACAACGTCTTTAGTTACTAGCTTAGCTTCGATAGCTCAAACTGGTCGTGGTAAAATATTAGAAGTATCTTCTACTAGTTTAAGTACTTTAGCTAATAGACTATCTTTACTTAGAACTTTAGTTGCTACTAGTACTATAGTTCAAACGCTTCAAAGAACCTTTGGTAAACTTGTTTTACAAGCAGAAGTAACAGTAGCTACAATACTAACAGCTACTAATAGACTTGTAACACTATTAGCTTACTCAACAGCTACATCTAGTTTTACAAGAGCAATAGCTTTTAAAGTAACTTCAGTAGTCTCTACAGTAGCTTCTACTTTAACTACATCTAAAGCTTTAGTAAGAACAATTACAGCTTCTATAGTTAGTTCTATCAGTACATTAATAGCAGTTAAATTGTATTATCAAATCTTAACTGTTCTATCTACAACAACCTCTACTTTAGTAAAATTAGTAGGAAAACCATTGACAATTCTAGTAAATTGTGGTATTATATTAGTTAAGGGTGTAAGTAAGTTTATTACATTAGTAGTTACTCCTATAGTTACATTAATTAAGAGTGTTATATCTTTCATAAGATACCCTTTAAATAGATTAATATATGCCGCTTCTAAAATTAGAAAAGTCTTTTATACTTAAGGATTTAGGATATGCCTACGGCTTTTTCATACAAAGTAACCACTGAAAACGAACAGTTTACTTTTGACTTTTCCCCAGCTATGGGTACAGGAGAGACTATCTCTTCTGCTACTAGTACTGTAGAACTAGTTTCTGGTACAGATCCAAACCCTACTTCTATACTTCAAGGGGGCCCTGTAGTTAGTAATCAACAGGTAGGTCAAAGAGTTTATGGTGGTTTAGATGGTGTTATATATCGTATTGAAGTGACGGTAATTACTTCGGCTGCTAATACTTTAGTACTTTTAGCTGACCTACAAGTTCTTGCTCCAACTAGTGTCTAGGATACTCAATTGAGTTATATTGCTAGATATGATAAGGGAGATTGGATAGCCATATGTGACGTCTGTGGACGTAAGTATAAAGCTTCTAATCTTAAAAAACGTTGGGATGGCCTGATGTGTTGTGATGACGATTGGGAAATACGTCAACCACAAGACTTTGTAAGAGGTGTTGCAGATACTCAAATAGCACCTTGGTTAAGATCAGAACCTTCTAATAGTTTTATACCAGTAACCCAGGCTTTATGGGGTCAGTATGTTTCAACAAGTTCAGTAAGCTTATTAACATCAGTTATTTGGGCTCCTTGGAATCCACACTTTTATAGTACAGTAACAGCAACTCTATCATACGCTAGAGTACTTCCATCAACACCAGAATCAATTAATGGTTCAGCAATCAACACTAAAACTTTAGGATAATATTATGGCAGGATTAAATTTATTTACAAATAACGCAGCTACCACACTAGCTACAGGTATTAATAGCTCTGTTACCTCATTAACTGTTGCATCAGCTACTGGTGGTTTATTTCCAAACCCTACAGCGGGTCAATACTTTTACTGTACTCTATCTAATGCAGCAGGTACTACAATTGAAATTGTTAAAGTAACTGCTAGATCAACAGACACATTTACTATTGTTCGCGGGCAAGATAATACAACTGCTTCTGCTTTTATTGCAGGTGATAAAGTTGAACTTCGTTTAACAAATTCAGATCTTATTAACTTTCCACAATTAGACTCAACTAATACATTTGCATCAGCTCAAACATTTAGTTCTGCTCCTATTTTAACTCCTTTAACTGGTTTATTATATGGTAACTCTTCAAGTGCTGTAACTGCTGCAACAGCAGCTCAAGTAGTATCAGTTATTGGTTCAACTGCTGTTACTAATGCTACTAATGCAGTTAACGTAACAGGTACTGTAGGTGTAGCTAATGGTGGTACAGGTTTAACTACTGCTACTGCTTACTCTTTATTAGCAGGTGGTACAACTTCAACAGGTGCTTTTCAATCTTTAGCTTCAGTAGGTACCACAGGACAAGTTTTAACATCTAATGGTGCAAGTGCTCTACCTACATGGCAAAATGCAGCAAGCGGTGCTGCATCTGGTGCAACAGACTATACATTTACATCTACAACATCTAACTTTACTTTAACATCTTCTTCTAATCAAGTGGTAAGGTTATTAGGTAATACAACTAATTTAAATGGAACTGGTACTGCTTCTATTACATTACCAGCTATGAATAGTAGTATGACTGCTGGTAACAATAGATTTGTATTTCAAAACTATTCTCCTTACAGCGTAGCATTAAAAGATAGCGGTGGCACAATTAGGCAATTTATTGGAACTCAATCATCAAATTCATATGAAACTCACGAAAATTCATTAACAATTAAAGATATTGCTACCGCTACTGGATTTTGGTATACAGCAAATAATTTTATTGTAAATGCTGTAGTTAATACTCTTTCATCAGCATCAAGTATATTAACAACAGCTGGAGATTATGTTGGAACTTCTGATCTTATTCCATTAACAAGCACTACATTTGCTGTAGTTTGGACAGAGTTAGGTCCTAGTGGAACTGCTACTTACCAATATGGTGCTGTTTATGCTCAACATTTTTCATTAAATACAACTACAAATGTTATCACAGTATCTAATAAAGTAACCGTAGGCTCAAGAGTTACTACAAGATCTATGGGGTATAATTATATAGGTTATGATGTGGATCAAGCGGGACACGCTTTTGTTTTAATTACAGGACAAAATAATGGCGGTGCATGTTGTTCAAACTGGTACTCTAATGGTGGTGGTTGGTTTGGTTTATCTTCATCAGGAGGAACGCTATACGCATCAGCTATTACAGAAACTGGAGCACGTTCAGGGTCTGGTAACATTGAACCTAAACAACTTTATGTATCTTATTTAGGTAGTGGTAGTGCCTATGCTTTTGCTTTTACATATAGTACATTGTCTGCAAATAATTATTCATATTATACGGGAGGAGCTACTGTTACAGGAACAACTGCAGCAACATTAACTAACTCAGCAAATAATGCAGCAACATCTTTGGGTAATATGGGTAGTGCTAATGCTGTCAGTTATGCTTCAAGGACAAGTTTAACAACATTTACTTATGGTGGTACACAACCCAATGGAGATGGATTTGTTATATATGGTAGATATGCATCTTATACTCCAGCATCAAATACATTTACACAAGGTGCAAGAACAGCGACAACTCGTTTAGCTATTGAACAATCATTCTTAAGTTCTTATTCATCTTTTGCTCAAGGTGGATTTATGTATTGTTCAGGTAAAGTAATATTTGGTAAATACGCTTGGACAATTACAAATGCTGGAGCTGCTGGAGTAACATCCACACAAGCAACTACAGTAACTGCTAAAGGATTCTTAACTCCTAACTATAGCACAGTAACTATACCAACTAATGGGCTTTTTTCAGCTGCTAGAAATGGATATGTTAGTGGAACAACTATTACCTCAGGTTATTTTAATGTAGATACAACAGCAGCAGATTTTAATGTAAATGGATTATATACAAGTGGACAGATAGGATCTATACTATCTACATCTAATGCTATTAGTTATACATTGTGGGGTACCTCTGGATACTTTTTTAATGTTATTGCTATAGCAACTCCAATTACTGCAATTTAATAAAGGATATATATGAAATATTTAATTGATAAAAACTATAATGTAATTACAACAGCTGATGATGAGTATGAGTTTATGATACAAGCAACAGCAACTGATTTTCCAGGTTCTGTAGTTATGGATCATGTACCTAAAAAACCAATACCAACAGATCAGCCACAATCTACAGGCACACAAACTCTTTGATAGCTTTACCACCAAAACATAGTTTTACTTATGATGGGGCTACCTGTGCTATATTTCATGCAAACATTGGGGAGGGTTTACCAATGCATGAGCATATGTATAGTCATGCTACAGTTTGTTTTAATGGTAAAATAGCTATACGCAAAGATGGGAAAGAAATAATAGCAACAAAAGAAGATGGTGCTTTTAATTTATTAGCTGGTGAACCTCATGAGATAGAAGCCTTAGAAGATAATACAGTATTTATGAATGTATTTGCAACAAAGTATGAAAGTAAAAAATATTAACAAAGGAGAAAGTAATGGAAGTTAAAGATTTAATTAAAGACAAGATAGCAATTCTTTTTACGTTAGACGAAGTTAATGCAGTACTTACACAACTAGGTAAATTACCTTTTAATGAAGTATTCCAACTTATTAGTCTTATTCAAATGCAGGGTAAAGACCAAGCTGAGAAGATACTTGAAAAACAAAAAGAAGAAGAATCTAAAAAGGATTAAACTTTAAATGGATCCAATAACAATACTATCTGCGTTTGCTCCTGTAGTAATGGACTTAGGTAAGTCCCTTATTAATAAGTTTGTAGCACCTGATCAATTTAAACCTGCAACTATCGAGCAGTATGCTCAGATGAAGAACATAGACTTAGAGTTCTTTAAGGTTATGAATGATGCTGGGGCAGGTAATTCTTCATACCCTTGGGTAGAAGCTATTGTTAGATTAATGAGGCCTCTAATAGGCCTTCTTGTGCTTTCTACATGGGTATATATGCATGTATCTGGTACATCAACTCCTGAGGTAGATAACTTTGCTTCAGCTGTTGGATTTTACCTCTTTGGTGAGCGTAGCTTATTTTATATTAAAAAGAAATGAATCTTATAACAGTTGAGTCGTGTAAGGCAGTTTACAGAATGTTACGTGAACTCCCTCCCTTCAACAAGTATAAGTTACCAAGCCCTTCCGAGATAGAGTTTTTAGTTGTAGATGATCCTGAAATGTACGGGTCTTATTCACCTGAACCTCACTGTATTACCATGAGTACAAGTAAGATGAGTCTACTCCAAACCCTAGAAAAAACAATGGCACATGAAATGGTGCATCTTATACTATACCTTCAGGGTAAACGATATGAACTCCATAACAAAAACTTCTATAAACTAACATATCAAATAGCCGAGATCTACGGCTGGGAACCCAAGGACTTATAATGGAACATTTACAAGAATCAACTAAACATGTATTAGATACAGCATCTATTGCAACAGCAGTAGGAACTATGATGCAAGTGCTACCAGCAATAGCTGCTTTATTTACAATTGTTTGGACTTTAATTCGTATTTACGAAACTAAGACAATACAAAAACTATTAGGTAAAACTAAGGAATAATATGGCTACTTCAGGTACTACTACATTTACCGTTACCAGAGATCAAATTATTGAGGCTGCTCTACGTAGTTTAGCAGTACTAGAAGAAGGTGCTACACCTGGGCCTAATGCTTTAGAGAATGCTTCTTTTTCTTTAAATCTTATTTTAAAGAAATGGCAGTCAGAGGGTATTAAACTATGGACTATTAAAGAGTATACACTACCATTAGTTAATAACCAAACAAATTACACAATTGGACCATCAGCAGCCTACGATTATAATGGTGCTAAACCTTTAAGACTTATTCAATGTTATTTAAGAAACTTATCTAATGCTACATACTCAGTAGGTAAGATCTCTTTAACATCTGGTGGATCAGGCTATACAGTACAACCAACTAATGCTGTATCCTCTACTGGTGGATCTGGTTCTGGTGCTACATTTAACTTAACATTTACAGGTACAACTGTAACTAATGCATTACTTGCTAACAATGGTGGTAGTGGTTATGCAATAGGTGATGTATTAACAATGCAAGGTGGTACATTTACTACACCTGCTACTGTAAGAGTAGACTCTCTTTTAAGTGTATATACAGATATGCCAATGACTATTATTTCTCAACAAGAGTATAATATCTTGGGTGCAAAACAATCACAAGGTAACGTAAACACTGTATACTATAAACCTTGGAGAGACTATGGAGAATTAAGTGTATTCTTAACTCCTAATAATTTTACAGCTACAACTTATAATTTACATTTATTTGTACAGACACCTATTGAAGATATTACAGCAGCTAACCAGAACTTTGATTTCCCTTCAGAGTGGTTTTTAGCTCTTAAATGGGGTCTAGTTGCAGAGCTTGCATCAGATTATGAGAAGACTCTTACTGATAAACAATACTATGAACAAAAAGCAAATGTACTTAAGAATGACTTAATGGATTGGGATATTGAATGGACTTCTACATTCTTCCAACCAGATGTAAGATCAGGCTTTAATAGGAGTTTTCGTTAATGCCTATTGTTAATGTCCCGTTAACAACACCTATAAAACAACGTACCAATGATATTAGCAAAGATGCTAAGATGGTTAATTGTTTTAAAGAAACTATGCCAGGTGGGGCAACACTAGCTGTTAAACGTCCAGGTAAAGCTTCTTACCCAGTTACCCCTGCATTACCTGCCGATGGTAATGGTCTTTGGACATTTAATAATAATTTATACGCAGCTGCTAGCACTAACTTGTATCGTATTACTGGTGGTACTTCAACACTTGTAAATGCAAATATGAGTGGACAAAACGTTAGTTGGGTTAATACTCTAGCTACAACAGCACCACACCCTTATATGGTCTTTCATGACCAAGTAACAGGGTACTCAATGAATTCTACAGGAACAGTTGTTGTAATAAATAAACAAGTAGCAGGAGTTACTTTAGTTAGTGGTGGTACTGGGTATACAGCTACTACAGGTACCTTTACAGTTACAGGATCTATTAGTGGTTCTGGTGCTGGTGGTACTTATATTTCTGATGGTACTACAGTAACAAGTGTAACTTTAACTTCTAATGGTTCTAACTATGCAGGAACATTAGCTGTTGTGTTTGATGTAGGTGGAACTGCTGTAGCTACTCCTTACTTAAATTCATTTCCTACAAACCCTGTTCCAGGTTTAGTATACCTTGATGGTTATGTATTTGCTATGGATCCTCAAGGTCAGATATTTCAATCTGATAATGAAAACCCAAATGTATGGGGACCTTTAAACTACACTTCAGCAGTATCTGAAGCAGATAAAGGCAAAGCTCTTGCTAGACATCTTAACTATGTTATAGCTTTTAAAGAGTGGACAGCTGACTTTTTCTATGATGCTGGTAACGCTGCAGGCTCAGTGTTAAGTATTAACCAATCAGCTCATATGGAAATAGGTTGTGCTGATGGTAACTCTATTCAAAACCCAGAACAAACTTTAATTTGGATGGGTACTGTAGTTGAAGGTGGTAGGGGTATTTATGTATTAAATGGGTTATCACCAGACAAAGTATCTACTAAAGCAGTTGAGAACTTTCTAAACGCTAGTGACCTATCAGGTACATATTCTTGGTTATATAAAATTGCTGGTCATACTTTATATGGACTTGTATTAACAGATCAAAATGTTACACTTGTATATGATATGAGTGAGAACGAATGGCACTTTTGGACTACAAGTAAAGATTATATTGGTGGTGGTGAGAATTACTTTGAATGTTCTTTTGTAGTACAGTTTCCATTTAATAGTGGTAACTTCTATGTATTAGATGCTGTTAATGGTCTAGTGTTTACCTTGAGTCCTAATAACTATGTAGATCCTTTTGGACCTATTAGAATGCGTATTGTAACTGACCGTATAGATTTTGATACATATGCTTTTAAAACTGGGTATGGTTTAACAATCTTTGGTGATAACATTAATGATGTAATGCAAGTTAGGCACACTGAAGATGACTATACTAATTGGTCTCAATATAGACAAGTACAACTAAGTTTACAAAAACCTTGTTTATATCAACTTGGTAGATTTAGACGTAGAGCTTATGAGTACCTTTATACAGGAAATAACCCATTACGTTTAGAAAAAGTAGAATTTAATATTAATGGTAGATTGGATCTAAAACAAGAATAGTTTATGCAAGTATCTATTGTAGACACAAAAGACATTGAAACTATGTGGCCCTTTATTGAGGGCTATATGAAAAGAGCAGCTAAGTATACTTACGGTAGATTTGAAGCTGAAGATATTAAAGAAGGATTATTAAAGCAACCTCAACAACTTTGGATTGCTTTTGATGATAAAAAGATTTATGGTGCTGTAGTTACTGAAGTAATTAAGTACCCTAGAATGACAGCTTTAACTGTACACTTTTTAGCAGGCATTGAGTTTGAAACATGGAAAGACCCTATGCTAAAACTAGTGCAACAGTTTGGTAAAGATAATGGTTGTAAATTAATTGATAGCTATGGACGTCCTGGTTGGGAAAGAGTCTGGGCTAACTATGGTTATACTAAACGTTTTATATTTTATGAATTACCTCTGGAGAACTAACAATGTACAAGATGTTTAACTTATTTAATTGGGTAACTACTCTCGTAGAGTCTTTTACTTTTTATGGTGGTGGTAAAGGTGGTGGTGGTTCATCTACTTCTACTTCTACACCTGTAGACTTTTTTGGTGCGGGTAAAAGAGCTCCTTATGAAGAAGCCCTTCAAAACCTAATTATAGGAGGAGGACCTTCTCTTGACTATATTAAGAGTCAACCAGGGTTTATCTTAGGTAATCAAATGGGTCAAGAAGGTATTGAAAGAAAGTTTGCTGCTACTGGTGTAGGTCCTAATGGTTACGAAAACTTAGCTATTAATAACTATAATAATGCATATGCTGGTGACTATATGCAAAGAATGATTACTAATCTTGCAACATCTTCTGGGGCTGGATTAATAGCAAACTCAACTTCATCTAGTTCTGAAGGAGCAAGCCAAATACCTGGTATGATTGGTACTATTGGTGCTGCTCTACCTTGGAGTAAAATATTCTCTGATAAAAATCTTAAAACTAATATTGAACATATTAAAACTGTTAAAGGTATTAAAATATATAGTTTTAATTATATCTGGTCTTATATTAAATCAGTTGGTGTTATGGCTCAAGATCTTCTTAAGATGCCTGAATATAAAGATGCTGTACATATGACTAATATAGGTTATATGGTTGACTACTCTAAACTACCTATTTAACTAAGGAATATAATTATGGCACAATCATTTGCTGAAGGCTGGGCAACAGGACTTCAAATTGCTAATTTAACAAGGCAAAGAGATTTTGAACAATCTATTGATGACGCTGGTAAATTAGTTCAAGACGAAATACAAAAAGAAAAAGACTTTAAAGCTCAACAAAGACAGCTTGTTGATAATTCTAAACCTGTTGATACAATGTCTGCAGAGCCTGTAAATCCTAGTGTTTACCAACAAGGTGACTCAATAGGACTTAGAGGGTATCAAGTAGGTAATAAACCTATACAAACTACAGTGCCTATAGCACCCCCTGGTTATATGTCTCGTCCTGGTGAAGAGGTAACTCCTGGTATTGATACAAATGGTTACTATGAACCAGACCCTAATACCTCTGCTAATCCTGCTACAGCTCAAACATTAATAGGTAACTATGGTACTACTGCTTCTTTTAAAGGTGAGAAACCTACTACAGAAGATACTCGTATGATGCAGAAAGATACACAAAGACCTTTCAATGGTTCTCAAGATAATTCTGTATTAGACTTAGCTCAAATTAAACCAGAGACAACTCCTCAAGAAGCTGTTAAACCTAAAATATTAGATACTTTAAATGAGCATGTTACTACAGCTGATAGAGCTAAAGACATCTATGACTACAATACTCGTGTAATTCAAAAGCTTCAACAAAGTGGTAATGCTAGAGCAGCTTTAGAGTTTCAAGGTAAAGTTGCTACATCAGAACTTACATTAGCTCAAGCTGATCATACAAAGTTTACAACAATGTCTTCCCTATCTAAAAAAGTAGGTGATATGGCTAGTAATGCTTTAGAATCAATGCAACAGCCTGGTGCTGATATTAATAAGATTTTCTATGATACTATGGCTAGTGCTAAAAATGATTTAGGTTATACTGGTAAAGTACCTTTTAGTATGGATCCTAGAGAGAACATTAAGACATTACAAATGTTAGAAAAGAATTCTCTCACTGTAGCAGAAAAAGCTGAACTTGGTATTAAACAATCTGTTGCTTCTCAAAAGTCTGTAATGGATAATGCAGAACTTAGAATTAAAGAAGAGAAGTTAAATCTTGATAAGATTAGTACTGGCTTAGCTATGGGTAAAGAAAATCGTGAACAAGCTACTGCAAGCTTTAATCGTTTATCTGAGAATGTTAAACTACAGTTCCAAGCTCTTAATAGTATTAACTCTGTAATGGATGAAGACTATAAGAAAGCTTTAAAACCTAGCTATGATGCTAACTTAAAAGCTCTTCAAGGGTATGCTAAAGTACTAAATGTACCTATGCCTAACATTGCTGTGGGTACTCCAGGTAATCCTTTTGCTTCTAATAAAACACAACCTGGTGCAGCCCCAGTTGCAGCTCCTGCAGTAGTTAACCCTTCACTTAATAATCAACCAGTGAACAATGCGTTCCCTGCTGATGTATTACAAGATGCTGGTGTTGCTAGTGAGGCTGGTGGCTATGTACCTCCTACACCTAAAACTCCTGCTCAAGTGACACAAGAAACTAAAACTCGTGCTGCTACAAAAGAAAACATTAAAGCTCAAATTGAAGCATTAAAAGAGTCTACTAGATCTGCTCCTGTAAGAGGTACTATGGCTACAGTTAATGCAGCTAAAGCTGGGTATAAAGCTACTGCTAAAGTACTTAATGAAGCTGGTAAATCTATGTCTGATTGGGCTGTTGGTAAAGATGAAGCAGAAGTACAAGCTAAAATTAAAGAACTTCAAAAACAACTAGACGCACTTAAATAGATGGCAACTAAAGCTAAGCTAGATGAATCACCTTTCTTAAGTGAGGGTGAAGCTTTTACTAAAGATAAACTATTAGAGTTTATTAAGGAAAGAGAATCCTTTAGTGCTAAAGCATACAAAGATGGAGATCATTACTCTATTGGGTATGGTACTAAAGCATCTGGCCCTGATGAAACTATCTCTAAAAAAGTAGCAGAACAACGTTTACTTCAAGACATTGACACTCGTGAGAAGTTTATTCGTAACTTTGCTAAGGTTAAAGGTTATGATTGGAATGACTCACAAATTAATAGTTTAGTTGACTTCCATTATAATACAGGTCAAAAGAACTTCTTAGCACTTACTGATAATGGTAAACGTTCTGATGATGAGATTGCTGCTAAACTTCCAGAATATAATAAAGTAGATGGTGAGTTTAATCAAGGTATTCAAAACCGTAGATTTCAAAATCAATTAGCATTTACTACACCTACTGAAACTAATTCATTACAAAACTTTGCTGGGGCTCCTCAAGAGCAACCACCTCAAGCTACTACTCAACCAGTAGCACCTATTAAAACAACACCTCAACCAGAAGCTACATCAGTAGCCTCTAATCAATCTACTTTTGTTAATACACCACCTATACAAGTAGCAGCTAATACAAATCCTAATATAACTAGTGATGTCCCTGCACCCATTGTAGATACTACTAGTAACCCTGAAGTACCACAATCTATGGGTCAGAAGTTTGGGTACGATGCTAACAAGTTTAAGTTTAACCAACCACAACAGGCAGCCCCTGCTCCTACAGGTGAGTCTCCTTTAGACAAAGACTTTAATGGTAATGTCTATAAAGCTTTTGTTAAAAACAATGATAAGAAGCTAGCCCAGAGTTACTTTGATAACATTAGTACCTTTGCAAGTAAGGGTACACTACCTCCTAAAGAGTTTAATGGTGAGGTTTATAAGAACTTAATGGCTTATGGTGAAAAAGATTTAGCTCAAAAGTACTATAATAGTATGTCTAGTATCTATGCACAACAACCACAATCTCAACCTCAAGGTGCACCTACAACTGAAACTCCTCCAGCAGAACCAGTAAAAGAACAAGGTTCTTTAAGAGTACTAGGTCAAACAGCTTTAAAAGAAATTATCCCTACTGGTATTGGTTATGGAGTATCAGAACTAGTTGGTGCTGCTCTAGCACCTGAAACTGGTGGTGCTTCATTAGCATTAGTACCTTTACTTGTTAATCTTGGAGCACGTATTGGTACTTTCATAGGAGCTCATGCTGGTGGTAGTGCTGTACAAAAGAATTTACTTCCAGAATCTATTAACAAAACCCTAGAACAAGGTGAAGCACAACACCCTACAGCAGCTATGGTAGGTGGATTCTTACCTTTTGGTTTATATGGTGGTTTTGGTTTGTCTACAGCTGCTCGTAAAGAACTAGGTTCAGCTTTTGATTTAGCTAAAACTGGTGATTATTCTAAACTTAAATCGTTAAAAACTTATTCAGAACCATTAGTTCAAGCTGGTTTTGGTGCTGGTATTGAAGGTGTATCACAAGCAGTACAAGGTGAGTTTGATCCATCACGTATTTTAATTAGTGGTATGATGATGCCATTAGTAAGTGGAGACAAGACTCGTCTTGGTAAAGCTCTATCATTTGAAAACGTAAACTTTAAACCTAAAGAATCAGCAGAATCTATTATTAATAGGATTTCAAAGAGTGAATTCTTTGTACCTAAACAAGTAGATGATATACCTATTATAAACCTTGATAAGGAGACTAAAGGTGAATATGCAACTAGACACAATATTACTGAAGCTGAAGTTGATGCTCATAAGGCTAATGAAGACTCTGTAAGAATTAAAGAAATTAAAAACGTTCCTACAATGGAAGTGGACAATGCTAGTGTTATTAAAGAGTTTGCTAACAAAGCTTGGATTAAACTATATAATCTTCCTGAGAATATGTTTAAAGACTTCCAGTCTTACTTAGACTTTAAGATTCAAAGAACTAAGATTGAACATCAAGAACCTGAAAGTACTTTCCATGAAAAGAATGCAGAGTCATTAGCAGCATCTGAACAAGAGTCATTTACTAGAAGACAAGAGTATTATAATACAGTAGGTGATCTTCAAGCTGAAATTGATGGATTAAAAACATTACATCAATCAGAAACAAATCCTCAAGAAAAAGCTGATCTTACTAAACAAATTAATGATAAAGAAACAGAACTTAAAACATTAAAAGCAAATGAACCACCTGAAGCTTACATCTCTCATAAAGAGTTTTTAACAAGTGAAGATACACACAATGTATTAACAGGCTCTACTACTATTGGTGAAGCTTTAGACCGTCTTGTAGAGGGTAGTTTAGGTAACCCTGTTGAAAAAGCTTTATTTAAACTTCTTAGATCTAATAAATATATTAGTGAGATACCATTAAATCTTAATCCTAAAGTTCAACCTATAGATAAAGAAGGTTATATCATTTCTGGTTCTTATACTAGAAAGAAAATAGGTGAAGGGTTATTTGATAATGGTGCTTTAGATCTTAATAAAGATGCTAATTTACACACGTTTGGTCATGAAGTACTACATGCTGCTACTCTTAATGCAATGGATCATGATCCTGAGTTTGCTAAACAGATGGATGACTTCTTTGAAAAGCTTAAAGCTACTGCAACTAAAGATGAAATGTGGGAAAGTCAAACTGAAAAGTCTTTCTACGGTTTAGCTGATGCTAGAGAGATGATTTCTGAAGCATTCTCTAATAATGCATTTCAAAGATGGATGAGTGAAAGACCACCACTATTAGATGTTAAAGCTCCTAGTGCCTGGCAAGAGTTTAAAAACATTATTAAAGAATACCTTGGTAATGGTAAAGAGAATACTCAAACTGCATTAGATCAACTTATAGATCTTACACATCAGAACTTATCTAAAGACCAGAAGTTTGGTGACTTTACTAGAAAAGGTGGTCCATCAGACCTTAGGTATAAAGATAGTTCTTATCAATCTTATTTAACTCAAAGTGCAATGGAGCAAGCTTCTATTAACCCATTCTTTAATTTAGATAACTTAGGTTTACCTCCAATGCCAACTAATGAAAAAGAGTTAGCAGATGGTGCTTTTATCTCAGCTAATGCTAAGATGATTGATAACATTAGAGGTATTAAACTATACCAAATAGCTATGACTGAAGGTTTAACCCCTGAGATGCAAAACAATATTAGAATGCATTTAGAAGGAGTTGATGCACCTCCATTAACTAAAGCAGAACAAGCACTTTTTGATAAGTATTATCAACCTTTAATTACTGAACTTACTAAAGCTTATGAATATCTTAAAGGTATTAACCCTGAGCTTGCTAATCAACTTGGGGAAATGAGGGGTAATAAGTTTTTCTTTAATAGAATGATGAACCCATTAACTCGTGAACAAATTAGAGCTATGCAAGAGAATGGTACTATAGAAAACCCTAACTTTTTTGGTAAGATTAAGAATGCTTTTGCTGAGATTGGTGGTAAATTAGAAGGTGGTTTTGATCCTAACTTAGGTAAACTATCTAGTGCTTCTAAGACTCGTTCATTCTGGGTTGTTGAAGGTAGAGATGGTGGACGTGAGGTAGTTCAGATTTCTAAAGATGGTAAGATATTTAAATGGGATAATCAAAAGGCTACTCTTATTGGTAGAATGCCAGCACGTGAACAGATGTTACGAGAAGGTGATATATTCTTTGGTGGTAAACTAGCTCAAGGTACTATTGAAGAGATTGAACAACATGCACCAGTAACTTATAATAAGAATTCATTTGCAGTGTTAATTCAAAAGATGAATGAAGCTCGTGAAGAGGTTCGTCAAGATGCATACCTTAGAGAACTAATGGCATCTCCTTTAATGAAAGACATTGCCTTACCTACTCATGTAGATAACAAACTACAAGAAGTACCTGAAGGTTATACTGTACCTAAGAATGTACAGAAGTATCCACCTTTAGCTGGTTATATGTTCCCTGTTCGTGTATCTAACATTATCAATGACTTTGCTAAAGTATGGGATCCTACAGTACTAACTAACTTAACTAACATCATTGTTAAGAATATGATGGTTAACCCTATAGCCCACATGTTAAATGAGGCATTCCACTTATTTAATGCTCGTGGTTTAACTGGTTGGGTAACTCCTGGTGGTATTGCAAGATTCCAGAAATATGGTAAAGAAGCTATTAATGATGTAGTTAACCTATCAGATTTCTATGAAGAAACTATTAGACTAGGTGGTTCTTTACTTGCACCTAATACTAGAGCATCTGCTTTCCAAGAAGCATTATTTGGTAAAGGTTTAAATGAATTCTCTAAGACAGGGGAATTTAAAGAGCTAGCTAATGATATGGGTGTATCTCTTAAACAGCTATACAATAACATATCTAACCAATCTAACAGAGCTATGTGGATTACTCGTGATATTATGTATATGCAATATCTCAGAGAGATAATGGAAACTAAAGGATTAACACACCCTGAAGCTATTCAATATGCAGAACGACATATGCCTAACTATAGGCTTCCATCAATGATTGGTGAAAAGGTTGTTGGTGAGAACTTAGGTAGAGGTTTAAGTTACATCATGCAAAACCCTAACATCTCAGTGTTTAGTAGATACCACTATGGTATGGTTAAGTCTTTAGTAAACATGGTACGTGAGGTTGGTGCTATACGTGAAGGTGCAGCTGGTATTAAAGAGTTTAAACAAGGTGTAGACTCTGCTGCAGCTGTGGCTGTTGCACTAGCAGTTATGTATCCATTAATGGACATGATGGCTAAATCAATGACTGATAATGACAAGGCTAAGTTTAGACGTGCTGGTCCTTACCACTTAATTCATTCTATGGAAGATGTAGTATCAGGTGCTAAGTCTCCTGCGGCTGCTATGAACTCTGTATTTACATTTAATCCAGCATTAAGTGGCTTAGTACAATTAGGTATGAATACTAACTGGTATAGTGGTCAACCTATATTTAATCCACAAAGTGATCCTGTAACCCTAGCGTCTGACCTTGCTCGTTATGCTGGTATGCAATTACCAATGGCTAGCCAAGCATTACGTGCCCAAACTGATAAATCAGGTGAGGGTATGGCTGCTATGGGTGCTAGACAAATTGATATTGAAGCTCCAACATCTGCTCAGTTTGTATCTGCTGAGAAACGTAAACGCGAAGCTGCTAAAGATGCACTTAGACGTAATTTAGAAAGACAATTAAGGGGCTTTTAATGGCAAATGGATTAGCACCAATACCCAATCAACCTATAAGTAATACCCATGAGTGGAGAGAATGGTTCTTTAATTTATGGCAAAGTTTAGGTGGTACTTCAGGAAGTATCTTTTATACAGGTTTAAACTTTACAGGGTCTAACTTAACTAGTATCCAAACAAGAGCTCATAATACTTTACAAGGTTTACAAGGTGGTAATGTAGGAGCAACTGAGTACTACCATTTAGATGCTACTCAATATTCTACTTTAACATCATTGTCATTACCTTTATCTATTGCTAACGGTGGAACTGCTGCTACTACGGCAGCAACAGCTAGAACTAATTTAGGATTAGGAAGTGGTTTATCTGTAACTATTACTACAGCTAAACTTACTACTCTTGGTGCTAATGGTAGTATGACATTTGTTAATGGTATATTAACTGCACAAACACAGGCTACATAATGAGACTATCAATTAAAAGATTTGAATTTGCTAAGACCTATACTGTAGGTAAACTATATGTTAATGGTACGTTTTATTGTTACACTTTAGAAGACACAGTTAGACCTAAAGGGGAAAAGATAAATGGACAAACAGCTATTCCTACTGGCACTTATTCTGTCATTATTGATGTTTCTAATCGTTTTAAGCGCAGACTACCTCATGTATTAAACGTCCCTGGATTTGAGGGTGTGCGTATTCACACAGGAAACTCTAGTGCGGACACTGAAGGGTGTATACTATTGGGTACTACGTGGGCAGGGAAAGATTTTATTGGTAATTCTAAGATTGCTTTTGATCCATTGTTTGATAAGATGGAATTAGAAAAGACTATAGAACTTATAATAGAATAAAAAAAGGGGAGCATTGCACTCCCCCTACTACAATTAGCCCTTCAGAAAGGCTAGTACTTCATCAAAGGTTGCAAAGATTGCGATTTTGTTATCTTGTTGTTTAGACAAGACATCAAGCTTTGTTGCATTCACAATGTAACCATTTGATACTTTATTTACTTGCACGCCATCATAACTCATACTATCTCCTTATGTTAATGTAATTACTACTCTAAATATGAGAAGTTCTAATACTAAATAAGAACCATCGTCGTCTAACTCTGGTATATATTTAGTATCAACTAACTCAAAACCAAGTGATACACCGCATATAGGTTTAATTGATACTTCCATTATGCTATCTCACAACTTCCACCAGTACACGCTAGTGTCTGGGACCCTTCGGTATTATCATCCTTTTCAATAAGATCTTCCCAGTTAATATCACTAGGCATCTTGGATGCTAATTCTTTGTACTGCTCTTCTGTAATATCTTCATATGGTGCTTGTTGATATGTATGATTTGAATGTGGTAAGAAGCTAATACCACTAACCTCATCAAAGTATTTCCATACCCATGCCCCTACTTCAGGCCATTCATTATCTGTTACTGTAATAGTTACAGAAGGTTTGTGTTCACACCAATGACGTTGATAGATTAACCATAAGTTAAGTTGTTCTATAGCAGTCATATCATTACGAGTTATAGCACCCTTAGGGGCTTTTATCGGAAAGCTGAACACAGCTGTCGAGTCAGGGCGAAACACTTCGTCTTCCACTGGGAAACCTTTTTCCTTGAGGAACGAGTATACAGGATCCTTTTTATCAATACGTACCCTTCGTATGTAATGAGCATTGTGTCTAGCATGAATGCCACTAGCACTATCAACCAACTGGGATACGGTACCTGAGGGTTTAACACAAGTGATAGAAGCAGAAGGAGGTATACCAAGTTCCTTAGAAAGTTGTTTGTTTGTCTCTCTCGCAGCATCACGTAATTCCTCTAATAATAATGGATCAGGATTGCTAGTTACTTTACAATCCATGATACCTGTTAATGACACTCCTAGTAAACGTTCTTCTTCAGTATTCTTTTTCCATTCTTCAGATAAGAATTGAAAGTCTATGAGTGTAGACTGTATAGTACCTAAGATTGTAGCTAATTTAACTTTTCTAAGTAAGGAATCTCTGGTATCTTTTTCCCGTACAACCACTTCCGTAAGATTGCAGAACTGTTTATCACGGAGGATAATTTCTGAACATGGATTGGTTCCGTAGCTGAGAGTTGGATCTCGTCGTCCCCATCTTGCTGCTTGATTTTGAGAAGCAACTCTATTAAATACTCCTCGTTCACCTGATTTGGACTTAACCAAACTGACCCACTCTTCCATGAAAGTTTCACTATCGGGTTTCTCAGTATACGCAACTGAATTGTTGGCAAGACCTCTGTACGGATAATCATTATACCATGCTCCTGTTTTAGCATCACGCATTCTTTTGTCTGTTAAATTACTTAAAGAGATAAGAGCTGATCTTCTTACACCCCCAACTACAACAATCTCACCAATCATACATAAGATGTCATGTACTTCTAAGCTATTAAGTTTTCTTCCTGCAGATCCTTTGCAAGTATCCACCGTGAACTTGAACAACTTTCGCAATGGGTCAGGCCCACTAGCTCTCCCTCCAAATGTTTTAAGTCTTGCTCCAGCTGGTCTGACTTTGCTATAGTCAACTTTAGGGATGTCTCCTTCCCACAATGAGGACAGAAGCTTTTTAAATGCTTTAGCCCACCCAAGTTTTGAGTCTCCAACTGATATGACATCATCAACCTCCTTAAAAGTACTAGGTAGTGGGGGTAACTTATCAATCTCTTGACGTTCACATGAGAACCCTACACCAGTACCATTCATTAAAATGTAAAGAGCTTCAGAGAATGCTCTCTTGTTATTAATAGCAAGATAAGAACAGTTATAAGCTGAGATATTATCTCTGTCACATGCTTCACCTGCGGTCATTAATAGACGCATAGATGGCATAACTTCTAGGTCTATAATAGATTGTTTTAAATCATCCCATGGTATAGACTTAGCAGTAGTTTTAATCTTTAAATAAGATACAAGTCTATCAACAGTTTCTTCCCAAGACTCTCGTCTTTGTTCAGCCTCAATGTATCTAGCGTATCGAGACTTATGTATGAACTTACTGTAGTTCGTCAGTTTCGTAGTCATCGTTAATTTCTTTCTGAAGTTTATCGTAGTTATCTTCTATTAGATCTGAAAACCTTTCTACCAAATCGTAAGAAGTAATGTTTAGTAACTCTAGAAGAGTTATTTCATCCAGTCTATCCGCAAGCCGTTCTTTTAACTCTTCTAAAGTTAGTTGCATGTTATGATTTCAATTCTTTTAATAGTTCTACATAATGGATAACTTTGTCTAAGTCTTCCACTCCACCTTTATCACGCCAACGGCAGATGTATTTAATAATATTACCCTCAATATAAGGTATATTATTTTTAGTAATAAACTCAACAGGTTGTATTACATACTTAGTGTAATGTGTACCTGCCACTTGTTTAGTTATAGCTTTTTTTAGTTCTGGAAATTTAGTCATACTATTATTATACCATCCTTTTTAAACATTTACAAGCTTTGTAGAACCTTTTTCTTTAAGGTTCTTATTATCCCTAAACCAATTACCACAGGCACGGCATTGATATCGTTGATATTTACCTGCTACAGTCATGTTGTAACCACGTCGTTGGAAGTTTTTAGATGCACATGTAGGGCAACATAAGTCTGTACCTTCAACTAGGTTACGATTAAGGTGATTTTTAATCCAGGGTTTAAAACGTTCATAAACCTTTTCTAGAAGGATAACATCGTTTTTGTTATACTCTTCCATTAACTTCCAAGCTTTAGGAATACCCGCCATACATTGTACCCATAGTTCATGACCACTATGTTCAGTCTTTTTACCAAGCCCTAACGATTGTGCTACATAGTCTAGTTTGTTAGATACAAATCTAAATCTGCCTTTAGCAACAGTTAGTAAATCAATTTCTTTAAAAGGTGCAGGAGGAAACATACCATGTAATAAAAACTCTTTATTAAGAGAAGGTATATCAAAGCGTTTACCATTGTAGTGTATAACTGCATCTGCTTCGTCAAGAAGCTTATGTATACCAGCTAACATCTTTTTGTCACCAGACTTTTTAACTGAGTCAAACATCATCTTTTTATCGCCTAGCCATTTAGCAGCATAGCACATAACATAAGATGACTCTTGCAACTGATTGATACCGATGTTTTGATCCCAGATACCCCATACATGGGCTACGTTAGGAGCCATTTCAATATCTAATAGTAATATTTTACTCATTTCTTTATCCTTTGTTTTTTCTCTTTAAGAGTTTTCTTGTCGTGGCATTCTTTACAGAGCACTTGCAAGTTATCTTTGGTACAATAAAGTCTTTCAATGAATTCATCCCAAGATGTAAACCCAATCTTAACATCAACCACTGGTTTGATATGATCCACTTGAACTTGTTTAGCAGGGTACTCGTTTTTACAAGATTTACATTTGTAGTGCATACCCATGCGTTTAGTAAGCTTATTAACTTTTTTACCAGTTTGTGCTTCTTTAAGCGTTTCGTATTTAGGAGGCCAACGTCTGTACCCTCCACGCAACACGGACGTAATAAATCCTTTGATTCTGCCATCAGTCCACTCCATTATAATGTAGGTTCCGTTTTATAAGTATTGTCTATCTTAGGATTAATAAGAAAGACATTAGCAGGAAATCTGCTTTTGTCACCTTTGTACCATTGTATTACAATTTCATCACCTTCGTGGGTATAACATGCTAAAAGACGTTCACCATCAACTCTAGTAGCTACCGCAGTTAAAGGGTATAAGTCTTTAAGTTCTGGCAAAGGACAAGGAATATTAGAAATAGTTACAACAACGTTTTGGTTAAACCTGTAATGTAAATATTTAAATGCCTCAGCAAGTGCAACCGTGTTTAAACATAATCCTAGAATTATTAATAACTTTTTCATGACGCCCCTGAATAATGATGATAGTAGTAATTACGGATACTTGGCCCGTTCTTCAAGCATTGCGTCTGAGACTTTATAAGATTGTTCAGCTAATGCTTTAGGATTATCTGACCAATTAGAATCAATGAATGCATGTAAAGCTTCCATCGCTATGTAATCTCGTAAGTTCATACCAGTCCAGATTTGTTTCTTGTTATCTTGACACGGAAAGGCAGGTGAATTTCCTGTACTCATGTTACTCTCCTTCATAAATTAAAACCATTAGAGCTACCCAAAGTAAGATGATCAATTAATTTGACCACCTTCTTCTTTAAATAAGTCTAGTTCTTGTTGTACTACATCAGTAGCAACTTCAAAAACACCTCTACGCACCAGTTCTTTAATAGCATAATCCATTAAGAAAGCTGCTTCTTTAGCATCTACATGAAACTCAAAGTCTAATGACCCATCTTTATTCTGCACACAGTTTGATATAAGCATCTAACCAATTTTCCTTTCCTTTTTGTCTAATCCAAAGAACCTGAGCATTCATTTTAAACTCTTCATCATTACTATAAGCATCTCTAACTGTGTCAAATAGATGTTGTTCTGTTTCACATTCAGCTAAAAGTTTATCTGCTTTTTTAGTACCAATCTTTTCTATGCCTTTAATGTTATCAGACCTATCACCCATAAGACATTGCTTATAGAAGTGTTTAAGTCCTTCAAACTCAGTAACCTCATAGAATTCATTCTTAACAAAGTTAAAATGTTTACCAGGAATCATAAGAAGATCTTTATCTATAGAACAAATAATAGTATCATCTGTTTGATTTAAGCCAAGTGCATCGTCAGCTTCCATACCATCAATAATTTCTGCATTAAATGTAGCAATAAGATATTGACGAATAGACTCTAACCAGAATGGTTTTTCTTTAGGACGGTGGGCTTTATACTCAGGGTATATACTATACCTAAAGTTATTCTTACCCGTTAAATAAAGATTATACTCAGAAGCTTCAGTACTAACTAGGATATGATCTACTAAATCTTCTGTCCTAGCATACGCAAAGTCCTGAGCATCATCATCTTGTAGCGTACAGGCAACCCTATACGCCACTATATCAGCATCAATAAGTGCTCTCATTAGACTGGGATGTCATCTTCCATGTCATCAAAGTTTACTTCTTTAGTAGGATTAAGATCCTTAGCAAAGACATAAGCTTCAAACTGTTTAGCAGTTGCAATAACTTCGTCAACAGATTTACCTTGACCTAGCAATTCTACTGCAGTGGATAAAGAAGACTGACGAATAATATATACTTGTCGTGCAGCACGTTCTTCTTTAGTCTCATAGTTACTACCTGTTACTCTACCACCTGCTTGTGCAGCTGTTGGTTTATTTTGTGTAGCCACTGGTGCATCTCCTTCATTACCAATACCTGTCCAATCCCAAAAGCCTTTGGCATTTTTAACAGTTGTTACATTAACAGCATCCCCTTTAGCTAAACCTTTAATGTGATTAAACACAGAAGGATTACTAAAAGACATAAGTTTTTTATTACTTACTTGACCATTCTCAGTCTTATAAGTTACTTCAATTTCTTGATAAGATCTACCATTAGATGAAGCTTTTGTACTAGGTGTTCCAACATCAACAATATTAATTAACATTAACTATCTCCATGTTACCCCAATTAGGTCCAACTTGACATTCGACCCTCATAGGAAGATTAAATTTAACCCCAAATAACTTTTTAAAGTTAAGAGGGACATCTGTAAAACAACCATCTACTAATTTAACTATACTATTATTATCGCATAGTTTCTCATCAAAGTCAACTATAATCGAATCGTGAACAGTATTAATTAACTTAATTCCTTCTACTTTCTTTAGTCTATTAGCTAGACTTACTCTTGCTATAGCCATTAAATCAGCACCGAGTCCTTGCACTGGATAGTTAAGGATTCGTGTGCGGGGCCATTTAGCTTTACCATATCTTATTTCTGGTTCATAATTATATACCCTCCCTGTAGGCATAGTTATCTTTCTATCTCGCATAGCTTTTTCAACAATCTCTTTATGCCATTTACCAAGACCATTATACTTTTTATAAAACTCATCAATGACGTTTTGCCAGAACGATTCTATTTTACTGGTATCAGTAAAGTTGACATCATTAGCATAACTATAAGCACTGCCTCCATAGATGAGACGGAAAACAAATGTCTTAGCAACGAGACGACTAGGTAAACCAAACCTAATCTGATTATCCGTATGCTGATCTGTTCCATTCCATATCTCCTCAATAGCTGTTTGATCTTGAGAAAGATAAGCTGCACATACCCATTCAAGTGCTTTAGCATCAGCTTGTAACAGCATATCTACTCCCAAATAATTGTTTAATTTCTCCATCAAAGTTTTGTAAGTTAGGTTTAGTTGACGATAGTCTACCTGTTTTAGCAACACATTGATTAAGAACCCCGTGTAACATACCTTCTTTCCAGTTCATAGTCTTGCGTAGTTCTACTAATCCTTCGTAGTATGCAGACAATCGTTTCTCTAATGTAGCCCTAGCTAAGATAAGTTCTATTAGTTCTTTAGCTTTTTTACTACCTTTGAGTGTTCGTAATGTCTGTTCATCGTTAGAGAAATAACCTTCTTTCTCTAGTTCAGAACCCTTTAAAGGATTGACTATGCGTTCAAAGTCTATGTTATATTCTTTCCATTGACTTTTTGGTAAGCCCGCTCTAGCCCCTGTTTTAAAAGTACCAACAACTTCTTGACGTCTGACTTTAATAGATCCCCCATAGAGAAGAGCACTAATATGTTCAGTGCTATTAGCATTAAACTCAGGAAGGTTATGATAAGTGTAAAGAATTGAATCAATACGTTCAATATCTTTTTTAGTTTCCTGCCCAAGCCTAACACACTCTGTTTCATTAAATCTAAGACCATTATATTCCATCTCCTGTAATATTAATAAATCTTGGTTATGTAAACTGATGAGTCTTTGCATTTGTTTTGTGTTATCCGCAAATTCCTCCATCTGTTTATCGTATACTTTTTGCGTTAAAAGCAAATCTTGTGTAAGATAATCTTCTAACAAATCTTTAGGAATTTTGTCAGTATCTATCCCATTCTTCCAATAATCAGTAGCAATGATATCAAGTTTACTACCCAAAGCATAGCTGTCAGCAACGCCATTGAGACTTGGATAGGGATGTTGTTGGCCCGTAAGTATAAAATGAGCCAACTGACAATCCCAAATACGTTTATCCATAAAATTAATTCCATAGCGTCTTAACCAATGCAAGTCAAACTTAATGTTAAAGCCAACAATAATATCGTGACTGTCAATGCTTCTTTGTATAGCGTCAAGTCGTTCTCGGTTAGGACTTCCGCTATAATCAATGTCATATAGATAAGTCCCATCAGTACTATAGAGTCCAACATAACAAAGTTTATTCCTTTCATCAAATGGATTGCCTTTATTGCTTATGGTTGTTTCAACATCTAGTATTAAGCTGCGCAATCGCCTGTTCCTTGGTCTAGTGGATAGAATTTATTTACTGCATCTAACAAAGTTTCATTAGGTCCTACTAAATCTAGTATATCACCTATTTCTTCAGCAGTCAAGTCTGATCTAACTAGTAACACTGTTTCTATACTCAAAATAAACACTCCTCAAATTCATTTAAATTAATCTTAGGTTCTTTAAACAACACAGTACCACTAGCGGGATAGTCAAACCATCTTATGATTGTACCATCCCAATCTAGTAATACCCATCTAGTCCATTTAGATATCGACATACCTTGCTATATCCGCTTTAATTAGTACTTGTGTAGAACCATGTCTTAGGTCAGGTAAAGTGTCTGTGTCACCTACTAACTTATTCTTGCAGATATTAAAATATCTACTACGACTAAGGTTATCTTGTTCTTTACCTATTCCTAGGATCCAATCGGCTTCACCTTGTTTAGCCGTTTTGGAGCCGTCAACTTGATCCATTGTTAGAAATAGCTTGCCTTCCGCTTCGCCCGATGCTTGCGATACAGCGATGACAGGTGCGTATGTTTTAGCAATCTCTCTAGCCCATTGATAAATTTGCTTAAGTTCAAGATCATTTCTTTCTCCTTTAAATCCCCTGATCTTATCTATCTGATCGAAGATAATTAATGCAGGGTTATATTGTTTAAGTACTGTTTCTATACGAGCTTTGTTACTTGAATCTTCAAAGTCTAGAATGTGAATACGATTACCTGTTATTGTATTGTATCGTTCTTTGTTTTTAGCTTTGTCTTCAAACAACTCTTTAAGTGTTAAACCAAGCGTTGCTTGATACACTCTAATGCCAACTTTCTTGCCTTGTTCTTCATTGTTAAACCAAAGTATATCACCGTCAGTTTGAGAGACCATATGAGTAATTTCACTCGCAAGGAACGTAGTTTTGCCCGTTTCAGGCCTAGCAAAGATAAAACCAAAGTCACCTTTACGAAGAGATCCAAGACTTTTATTAAGCCAATCAATACGCCAGCGTAAGCCAGGTGTAGATATCTGTGTGTCATACAAGTTATCCAAGTCCATGTCAACGGGTGTAATGTCATCTGCTTCAACCTCTTGATGTTCAAACTCATTAAATAAATTAAGAAGATCTTCAGTAGACTTCTTACCTCCCTCTACATCTAGTGCCATCATAGCTACTTGTCCTGCTAGTGAGCGTCTACGATGCTCTTCTAGTAATGACACTATGATATCTTTGTTAGTAGTATCCTGATTAAAGATGTCTTCTATAAGAAGACTTAACTCTTTACGTTCTTGATCACGTAATAAGTAATTACTATTATAAAATATCTCTAATTCATTATTAGTAATAGTAGTACTAGTATTATATTTACTATAGTATAATGATACTATATTAAATAATTTATATATATCATTATAATTAATCTTTATATAATTAATGTTAACATACTTGTAATACTTTGTAAAGAGATTTATATCTTCACAAAACAATTTAATTATTTGTTTCTCTACCATCTAACTCCCTTCTACAGACCACAAAATGCTTCTGTTAATTTCTTACTGTTGTATTTGTTTTCTTTATTGTAAACTTTTCTTTCATTTACATTCAGATACAAAGGCGTGAGCACAAAGTGATGCACGTCTTTGAGTCTGGTAACTTGTTGTAAATCTGCAGGAAGAAACGACCAAAGGTATTTAGCACGGAGTGCACCAGTAGTATCATACTCTTCATACAGCCAAGCGTCAGGTTGTTTCATTGTTTATCCTTTATAATCAAGTCTATTTCTTGTGTGCTATATTCTTTAGGATCTTTATCTGTAATAATAACATCAGAATCAATACCCTTCTGTTTTAAATTCCTAGCCATTTTAACGGCATCAATTGCCTTATCCCTATCCAACCATATCCAAACTTTTTTAAAGCGTTCTAGGATGGTTTCTGTAAGTTTTAGAGGCATACTTGAACCTAGTAGAGGACACCCTGTGTAATTATTGTTACTCTTGCTAACTTTAATTGCAGATAAAATATCTTCCACTACAATTATTGTATCACTGTTACCGTAGAATAGCAAGGGTTTGTTTCCTTTAGACATATACTTAGGACCATCACCGAAGTTTCTAGCTTGGTAATAGTGTGGTAAATATACAAGCACTAAAGCTTTTTTTGACGGACACCAAGTAATGTGATAGGTATCACAATCCTTACTTGTTATCTCGTATTGCAATAGCCATTGCATTGGTTCTTTAGGAATGTCAAGTACTAAATCTAAATGTAAATCGTTAGGACATTCTTCGTCGATTGTCATCAATCGTCTGCGAACTCCTTCGATTGTGTTCTTAGACTTCCAGTACTTACATCCAAAACAAAACAAATGATCGTCATATTCTGCCAAGTTATCTTTGCTACCACAACTTGGACAAGGTATATGACCTATAAATTTACTCATGAATACCCTTAGATAAAGTTAAGTGTTACACGCATGATTGTTTTCATTCACTATGTTATAATAGTTGTATAGAATGAAAATTCTATATTAACTTTTATAAAGGAAAATATCATGTGGACTAAACCAGCTGCTACAGAAATGCGTTTTGGCTTTGAAGTTACAATGTATGTAATGAATAAATAATTACATACCGTATGAATGCAGGCACCCGTGGGGATGCCCTGCGTTCTACGGATTATATTTCTTAACAACCTCACCCGTGGACTTGTCAAGTTCATACTCAGGTAAGTCATTATTAGACATCTTCTGTTCTTTTATTTTCTTACCGAATATTTTATCCCAATTATCTTCACCTTCTTTAGATAATCTTTTATTGATAAGTCTATCACCCGTAATATTATTCCGCGATACCATTGAAGAAGTCTCCTTGTAAGTCATCAAGTTCTATCTCGTCTTCGACATCGTTAGTTTCTCTTAAGTCTTCTCGTTCGAGAGACTCAATGTCATACTCAACATCATGAAAACAATGGTTACATAAGTCTACAAATTGTCCAGTCGTTGCCGACTTGCGTGTAGCCTCAAAATCATTTAATGCTTTGTTGCAAGCTAAACATCTCACCGTTATACCCCTTTAAATTGAAACTCCTGTTTACGATATAGTTGTCTAATTTTGTTACAAATAGCGGCATACTGATGGTTTCTAGATTTTAATAATTGTCTAAGAGATTCTTTAGTATGAATCTGATATTCACTTATTTCAACTTTTATTAAACGACCTGAATCATTTAAAATACCAAGGGTGTTATCATCTATTATTTCTTTTACTTCATAGAAAGTAGCATCATCAAGGTATCTTTCAACATCATGAACCCATTCAAAATCTTCAGTAATACTATGAAAACTAATTAATTCACCGACTTTAAACATAATTATAGACTCCTGTAGTAATTATAAATTGCTTTTGAATAATTGTCAAGCGTAGTTCCTTCTAATCCTGGGGCAGTATTAACTTCGAATACAAAGAATTTATTATCAACGACTCTGTGTCCGATATCGACTGCACCGAAGTCTAGACCAAGCAATTTTACAGCATTGATTGATGATAGTAGTAGCTCTTCGGGCGGGGCTATCTCTGCCCTGGCATACACCCATCCGTTTGCATGGTTACGAATGCCTGTGCCGCCTACGGCACCATTACGCTTACGCTTCATTTGAACATCGAGTACTTGTCCACGGAATACATGGACACGATACTCGTGTTTATGTTTAGTCTTGACAGTGTATAGTGGTGCATTGATAAGTTCATTAGTAGTGTTAGCAATAACAATACCACGACCACTATGTCCTGTAGTTGTAGTGCGACAATAGATTGTATCACCCATATCAATAAGATGTTTAGCAATATCTTTTGATATAGTATATTGAGGGATATCTTCAAAGCCTTTACATTCTAGTTCAGTAAATGTATGTAGTTTATTACTAGCTAATGCGATGGCATGAGGATTGTTTAAGTCTTGTTCCATCCACCTGAAATGTGGTGGTGTACTATTGCCCCAGTTAACTATTACATCTTTGCGTCTTGCATTATACGATGGTGAAACCCTTAGAATACCAAGGGTTCTAGCCAATCGTTTAGCAGACACACTACCTAACTTGTAAGGGAATATCTTAAGACTCATTTAGATTTACCTTTCAATAAAGATGGTGATGCATATTGTTGATATGCAGGGATACCTACTGGATCAATAGAGTCATCTTCAAACTCATCTATAAAAGATAAAGAATGATAAGGAACATTATAAAGAAAAGAACTTTTACCATTGTAACCATCATGCATTAAGTCACATGTAAAATCTTTATTAACTGCAACTATCTCACATAGTTCACCAGTCTCATACACTGTAAGAGTACCAGGGTCAGCTACATCTTCTAGCAATTCTACCATTGCACCTATTGCTACTACTTTAGGTTTAGGTTTAGTAATAGCTACAGGTTTACGCCAGTTGCCATAGTTGTATGTATCATTAAGCCATGATGTTGTAACTGGTGGGACATAAGGTTTGTAACTGTTGTTACTATACCATATGCCATCATCCCATTCACCCTTGTGTTCATTCATAATTTTATGGTTACCATGTCTATCTAAGAAGATAAGCTTGCTATAACCAATACGAGTTTCAAGAAGGTTAATCATAGGATCTTGGAATAAAGCTAAGTTACCCCATTTGTTTACTAACGGTTGAAGTATTTGTTCATTGAAGTGGATAGTGTCAGACAAAGTCTTATCACCATCAAGCCCATTAATAATACCGTTGTGCACAAAAGCCAGACTGCTATTGACAGCGAATGGGTGACAGTTTGTTTTATTAATTTCACCATGAGTTTTAATCCTAAAATGAATAACAACTTTTTTATCTTGATGTTTCTTGTATGCATTGTAAAAGGAATCAAAGCTAAAGAAACCTTTTTCAATATTTAATTGTTTGTTATCAGCAAACATAAAGCCTGCACCATCTGGGTTAGATGAATAACATTCTTGTAATGTTGCTTTACTGATAATCTTTTCTTCTGGTTTATAGATTGCAATACACATTATACAAACTCCTTTAAATGATAACTAAGTTCGGGAAACATACGCTTACGATTAGATAACCAACCCATGAATGCTTCATAATGAGTTTGTTTCTTGAGGGATTCATTAGACTGAGCAGGCATACAATAGTCTACTAACGCTTGAACGAATTGCAATCTCATTGCAAATTCTTTATAGTTCATTGGAGTAGCAAACAACCTAACCTCGACAGTGTTACTATTGTTTAGATTAAGTGCATTGTATCTATCGCCACCGTTCTTATTACGCCATGCATAAGTAACAGTACGATCACCACTTATACGAGCATATTGATTATCTATACGACCTGCAATATGATGAATGAATTGTTTGTTATCTAAACGATTAAGAAATTCAGTCATCTTGCCAAGAGTCAACTGGCTCAAGGGTTTCCGACTGATATGAACATGCATACCTACATTCTTTTCTGTCTTAAGATCAGGTGGTATGTTGTCATAGAATTTCTTAAAGATATCTAGATGTATATCTAATGTAGCTGGACATGTAACAATTTCAAAGCCGTTACGAATAGAACCATCAGACTTCATAAGTGCATGACCATGCATTAGTTTACCTACTGCAAGTTGTGCACGATTACGATTGTTAGTTTCATATTCTAATTCACAGCCAAGGTAAACAGTATTAGGTCGTACCCTAGTAGCTTTAAACTTGAGCATGCTTTCTACTCGTGTTGAATAGTTATGTATTTTAAATGTGGCATCAAGACAATGATGACACACACCATCAATCATAAGTTCTGTAACAGATTCATTACCACATGAAGAACATGTAGCAATATCTACTTCATTACGATTATATATCTCACCACCATGAAAGAATTGCTCAGGTTTGAGCCATATGTCATGTCGTTCATTGAATGTATAACCATACAACCTTGGATCAGTAGATTTATGTATCTCAGTCCAGTTAGTTGAACCAAGTCTCATGCGTCGTTGACTGCCATCAACATGATATTCAGTAGTTAAGAAGTCTTGATAGTATGCATAAGTTGGTATGTCTTTATCAACAAGATAGTCTTGAATAGTTATGTCACTTATAGTTGACTCTGCTATTCTTATTGCTTCTTGTAACATAAGGTTAGTTACCCAGCTAGTACGCATAGCTTGCGAGCGTAGTCGTCTACGCAGTGCACCCCAGAAGCCTTTCTTTAGTGTACCATTTTGATTATAAAACACAGGTGCATTAGCTTTATAATATAACGCATCAATAATAGTTGATGCATTGATTCTATAACTTGGACTTGTTACAAGGTTTGTTTCATGAGCAGCTTCACGATAGAAATTATATACACTTAATCGTCTGCTGCCATTGCCTTCGTCATTGGTATAGAATTGTAATACTCTTGTATCTTTGTACCAAAGAGTTGACAATGTAAAGGTCTTACGAACAGTTGCCTGTTCTTGATAGTCCCATTGATTGTCTTCTTTAGTCCAGTAGGTTTGTCGTATGTCTGGATGTAACCATCCGAACATATTAAACCTGTTATTAAACTCACTAAAACTATATGGTTTCATATATGATTTCCTTTATGATTAATAGCAGTGCCTAGAATGCAGGCACCCACAGTGCTGCATTCATAGGCTTAGAACAAGTTGATACAAACATAAACTCATAAATGCAATAGCAATAGTTACGCCAAGTAAAACAATACCTACGAGGTATCTATCAACTAATGTATATTTATGTTTATATTTTGCAGTGCCACGAAAGTCTTCTTCATGATTACACATCTAATTTCTCCTTCATAAGTTGTTTAATATTGTCATTCATTTTACTTAATACAAATGCACAACCGTATTTGTCAATACAGTCTTGAAACTCTTGAATAGTCCAATAAAAGTGTGCTTCTTCTTGATCTATTTGACCTTCAAGTTCTTCATGATTATCAAAATCATCTGCCATATTATTCCCCTTAATAAAATACAAGATTGTCAAGTTTAACAGCTTTTTTACCCCACACATGCTTCATGTCAATTGAGTCATCATGAAAGTATAATGAACGACCGACAGGATTTGTTACTTTACCATAATACACATTTAATGCAATAAGTTTAGTTTTAAGTAAATCTTCTAAAGACGGTTCATCATGTTTATTGGTAAGCATATCTTGTATACCAATGAACTGACCTTTGCTATATACTACATCACAAATGTCTTTACCAAATTTATGAGACCTGACACGATTGAGGATTAGATATCCAACACCATGTTTTGTTTGTAATGATTGTGTATTAGCTTCTGCATAAATAGCATAAGCCATACAACTGATTTGAGATTCTAGATTATTGATATCTGACATAATTAGATTCTTATAATTTGCCCAAGTAAACAGTAGAATGAGCGATAGCTCCTACTGAGAAACGATGATAGTAGTATGAGCAATCCAATTTTCTTGTGAAAGAAAATGGTTTTGGATATAAATCTGTGAGCGATAGCGAACAGAACATAGAATTAAAACTTCGATGTTACTCGAAGTTAGCTTCCATGTAGTCATGTTGAGCAGCTAGAAATTCTAGATAGTCTACTTCTGAAATCTTAGCTTCACGCTCTACACGCCAGCCATGCATGAGATGATAGTCTGTAAGCTCATCGTAGAACATAGTTTTATTAGTTTTGATGTTACGAAGTTTATAGAATTTATCTAACATATGATATCCTTAAAAAGAAAAGGCAGAGCCGAAACCCTGCCTTGATTGATAATTAAGCTACGCGACCTGCGTCTGCTGATGTTGATTGATTCTCAACAGTTAATTCAGGACGACCACGGTTAGCTTCTGTTTGCTCAGCTTTTAACGAAGCATTTGCATTGACATGTGCTGCTGTTTTTGCAGCTTGAACTAACTCTTGAGTTGACCATGTTTTAGCAATGGTTTTGTTAGTGCGTGCTTCAATGTTGCTTGTTGTATAAATTTTACGAGCGTTTGAGTATGTTTCAATTTGGTCTTCTAAAGCATAACCTAATTCAATTAAAGGCATTGCTCTGTAACGCATATCACTTGAGAGGACATCTTTCATTAATGAACGAGCGATTGCTACTTTAGTACCTGCACTTGGTTTGACAACAGCTAACATATCGTTGAACTGAGTGAAGTCAAATTTACCGTCTGTGAATGTAATTGTTAAAGCCATGTGATATCTCCATATTTAAGTTGATTTAATTTACTACGAGGAAAAGCGTCCTCACTAAAAGTGGGACGCTTTTTTGATGAAACTATTCATCTAATGAATCTAGATATGCTTCATACTCAGCATTGAACTGTGATAACGATTGAATGTCATCATGGTCTTCTGAGTCCATGTCATCATATTCAGGGTCCATATAGTTGAAGAGACAAAGTTGTTTAGGTTCTAACATAAGATACTCCTTGAAAAGTTATAGAAAGATATGTGAGAGTCACACATCACAGCAATAATCCACAGAATAGTCAATACAAACGCGTAGCGTTTCTCGCTGGAACGTAGTGGAAGGTATTGACCTGTGGTATTATGTCCGCTGTGTGTGTAGGCCCGTGCGGCCTTGGAGCACACCTTATTGGAACGAGATGATGCAGTGAGAGAGCGAAGCGGAACGAACTGCTAATGCGAAGTGATTGAGTCGTGAAGATGGGGTATCTGAGCGACCATATATTAACTTGACATCATGGTATTAGATGTAATATATTGTGCGTTCTAGATAGCACAGCGTGCGTTATAGATGGGTATATTATGGAATGATTATGTTCATGTAAGTTATTGATGTGTATAGTTGGTGATATACACACACTTATTCCCACACATAGGGGGGGAGGGAAATAAGCATTCTTTAATTCTTGAAGAGGGGCACTCTTCTAGATTTATTATAATTTTTACAATAGGGTCTAGTCAGACCTTGTACTCCCCATAGGGGGAACACTGGATTAGGTCCTCGGTAAAGACGACCTCGGACTACGCTAGTGCTTCGTCCTTCGGTATCACGTTAGGTACCCTCTCTAGTAATTACTAATTACTAATTAGTAGTATTATAATACTATAGTATTATTATATTATATATTACTATTATAATAATATAATTACTAATTAATAATTAATAATTATAGATTTTAACACAATATTATATTCTTGTCAATATAAAAATATATTAACTTGCCCTTATATACTTCTTGACAAATACTAAATCTTGTGCTATACTATTACTATGAGTGAAGATCAGAAAAGTGAAGAAGTGTCAAGTGGCTATTACTATGAAGGTAAAGAAATATCTTTAACCCCTAGAAGAGGTAGACCACTTAAAGCCTCACACCACGCTCCTGATTGGTTTCCTCAACAGACTAAAGTAGATGCATGCACCCTATACTGCGTATATGGTGATGCTGACGAAGTAAGTAAGTTAACTAATGTACCAGTTAAGTACATCCGTCAATGGAAAGAAGAACCATGGTGGAGTGAAATACAGAAGAAGGTTTTTACAGAACAAAATGAAAAGTTGGCTTCTAGAATTAACGGTGTGCTTGATAACTCTCTTACTCATATTGTCGATCGACTCGATAACGGAGACTATCTTTGGGATGTAAGGAAATCTAAACTAGTCCGTAAACCCATAGACACTAAAGTCTTATCCAACCTATTCAATACCCTTGTCCATAGACGACAGCTTATAAGGGGTGAACCAACTAACATAACAACGCAAGTAGCTGTAGACGATAGACTAAGACTCTTAGCTCAACAGTTTGAGAAGTTTGCTAACGCTAAAGAAATAGAGAGTGTCCCTGAGGTTAAGAACCCAGATGAAGGATGATCTTGAAGAGTTTCTAGAGTGGTGGTTAGAACATAAACCTACTTGTCCTCCTATTACTAAACCAATCATCTATGAAGGTGATACCCGTGGTGTAGTGCTATATAGGCAAGGACACTTCCAAGTGGAATTGTTTATTGTTAAACCCAACGTTGAGATTGTACAACACATACATCCTAACGTAGACTCATATGAAGTACACCTTGCAGGTGATATAAACTTCTATTGTAATGGTACCCTGTTCAACGATGGTAAACCTGTAAGAGTTAAACCAGAGAGTTGGCATGGTGGATTTTTTGGGCCACAAGGTGGGAGCTTCCTATCTGTACAGAAGTGGCTAAACGGAGTTGAGCCAACATTTGTTGGTGATGACTGGAAAGCACACGATGGTAGTGTGAACTATAATGAAAGTACTTTAACTAAGGGGAAACAATATGGCAACACCAATGAAAAAACCAATGAAAAAAACAACAAAGCCAATGAAAAAAGGTAAGTGCTAATCTATGGCTACTAAGCCAGGCCTATATGCTAACATCCATGCTAAACAAGCTAGGATTAAAGCTGGTTCGGGTGAGAAGATGCGTAAAGTGGGAGCGAAAGGTGCTCCTACTGCAAAAGATTTTAAAAAGAGTGCTAAAACAGCAAAGAGGAAATAACAAACATGGCAACTAAATCTAAAAATTGGATTGCTTCTGCAATCAAAAAGCCTGGAGCTCTTAAAAAGTCTCTAGGAGTTAAGAAGGGCGAGAAGATTCCTGCAGGTAAATTGGAAGCTGCTGCTAAAAAACCTGGTAAAATGGGTCAACGTGCTCGTTTAGCACAAACACTTAAAGGATTTAAATAAGATGGCTACCAAAAAGAAGGGTGTAAGTCTTTCTATTGGTCGTGGTGAGAAGTTACCAGTGTCTAAAGGTGCTGGACTTACGGCTAAAGGCCGTGCAAAGTACAATGCTGCTACAGGTTCACACTTAAAAGCACCTCAACCACAAGGTGGACCTCGTAAAAAGTCCTTCTGTGCCCGCATGTCTGGCATGCCTGGCCCAATGAAAGACTCTAAAGGACGTCCAACACGTAAAGCAGCTGCACTTGCTAGATGGAAATGTGGCAATGCCAAGTAGTCCTAACTATAAACGTAACTATAAACAAGAGTATCAGTTGTATGACTCTTCTACCAAAGCTAAAAAAGAAAGAGCTGCTAGAAATAAAGCTTCTAGAGCTAAAGGTGCAGGACCTACTGATGTAGATCACAAGAAACCACTACGTGCTGGTGGATCTAAAGCTTTAAGTAATACAAGAACACGATCAGTGTCAGCTAATCGTAGTGACAACGGCCATAAACCTGGCGAAAAACAGAAAAAGAGATAAATGGAATTAACAGCTGAGCTGATACACGGCTTTGCTGGGTCAATGTTAGCTAAAAGGTATGATGGAGCGACACCAACCCCGCAATGTCATATGGAATGGTGGGATCTTTGCGCAAGTAAAGACCCTTTAGTAGCTATAGCAGCACCTCGTGCTCATGGTAAGTCGACAGCAGTGTCTCATGCTTACCTACTAGCTGCCTTAATGTTTAGAGAACGTAAGTTTGCACTTATAGTTTCAGACACTGAGAACCAGGCTATTAACTTCTTAGGGGATATCTCTAATGAGTTAAAAAACAACGATGACCTTATCAATCTTTTTGGTATTAAAGAGTTTGTTAAAGAATCACAGACTGACATCATTGTAGAGTTTACAGATGGTGAACAGTTTAGAATATTAGTACGCGGTGCCGAACAAAGAGTTCGGGGTTTGAAATGGGATCAACGTCGACCAGACTTAATTATCTGTGATGACTTAGAAGGCGATGAACAAGTACAAAGCAAAGACAGGCGAGAGAAATTCAGAAGGTGGTTTTATGCTGCACTTCTTCCTTGTAGGTCTCAGCATGGTATTGTACGTGTTGTGGGAACTGTGTTACATCTCGATTCCTTACTCAATCGTATTATGCCTCCCGATTATGATGGCGATCATATTAAAGTTGAACCATTAAAGACTTATAGTACTCGTAAGAAAGTTGAGTGGAGAGCTGTACGATACAGAGCTCACTCTGAAGATTATCAGCACATACTGTGGGCTGACAGATACACAGCAGAGTTCTTTAAGGATAAGAAAGACGATTACACTAAACAGGGTATCCCTGAAGTGTATGCACAAGAGTTCTTAAACTATCCTATTGATGAGTCTACTGC